CCATTCCGTCAAGAGTGACCGCCGACATTGTTGGAGCAGGGGTATTACGCACTTCAGTCTGGGACATCGTTGAACCTGGACTAGTCGCTTCCTTATACTCTTCCGGTTCCGCTGTTGCCACTGACTCTTTCTGTTCTACGTGTTGCTCTTCATGTTGCTGGTGATTCAGCTGGTGCTCATCCTTATGCCTATAGTCTTCCGCTGGCGCTATGATGTCCTCAGCCAATATCTCTTCTCCAGTATGATCTTCGTAAGAGGTAGTGGTTGAAGGTAAACTGGTTGTCTGCCGTGTACTAGAGAGTAACCTTTGCCATGCTTTCGTCTTCACTTCAATCATATGAGATTGGGAGGTGATTTCTCACCTCCCCTCCTTACTACTTTTAGCCCGGGTTAACCTGAGAGAGGACTTCTGCGAAGCTAACACCTTGCTTGCTGATCACGACCTGCAGGTTGATAATATGAATTGGGATAACCGGGATGATTACCACAGTCACATTACGGATACCCGAGTTGAAATCCTGCGCACTGTTGTTCGAGTTATCTGAAACAACAGTGAACCCAGAAATACCACGAGCATTCTGAACCGATTGCAGGTATGCGGTACAGGAGCCAACGATCTGCAAACCGGTGAAGGTATCGTTAGGTTCTTGCAGCGAATACAAGAGGAAGTTATACAGCGCGACTTTAATCACGTTCGTGATACGACGCACCGACAACCACGACAACGCGGAGAACTCTCCACTCAACGTCTGTTGTTCCCAAAGTGCGATACCTTGTCCAACAAATGTTTGCGTATAGTTCACCTGTGCATCGAACAGGTTGTCCATCTCGCCTTGGGTGTACGTATAACGCGTAGCCAACACATTCACAATACCGCGGTTCAAACCTGCGATAGAGAATGACGGATTTGCAACTGCATCAGTGTGCGCACACAAGGCGGCAGCCCAACCAGAGAACGGAACATACAACTGCTGACCATTGATCGTATCCGGCTCCAGCACATCCGGGCAAAACAGAGCCGAGTATGTAGAGTTAAGATTCAACTCGAGGTTACGATAATTGATTGCTTGTTGCGACTGTTGTTCAGACGAGGGTGTATCCAGAAGTGCAACGCAATCCCCACGCGACTGAACCATCGTATCCATAGCTTGCTGAATTGCCGGATCAAAGTGGCCAGAGTTGATGGCGATGTTAATCGGATACAACTGTTTGTTCAAGAACGTCTGCCACGCATTAATGATATTTGCATCATCTGGCGCCGCGCCCGAATCACCACCAGCCATCGAAGTCGCTGCCACTGTAGTTACCGTGGTAGGAGGACTCAACAGATTAGGAATGTTCGAAGTAACCTGAACCGTCGCCGAGAACGGATTGATAGCCTGCATCAACTCTGTCTGCATGCCCGAAGACGATATGTTGTTTTCGAACGAACAGGTGTACGTCTCCGCCGGGTAGCTCAGGTTATTCGTTGCGTTGTAAACTGCAACCGTGAAGAACGGTGAAGTCGTGACGTCTGCTGAGGAGGTGATCGGTTCTTGCGTAGGATTAGGTGAAGTCGAAGGTGTGATCGCGCCAGTGTCCGTGAAGGTCGTTGTGCCTGAACCAACTTGGGCTATGAGGAACACCTGAGACGAAGTACGGCCATACACATAATAACCTTGTGCACCCGATACTGCATCCCAGTTCAACGTCACTGCATTCGTTACAGCAGAACCCGCTATAACGAGAGTCACGGGATTGGTTGCCAACGTTTCACCAATCGAATTGAACGCAGACACCTGATACTGATACGTCGCTGGAGCAAGTGTGCCACCAGTGGTCGTAGAAGTGATAGGAGTCGTCGTCCATGCCGGAGTTGTCAAAGTAGACGAGATAAGTGCAATCGAAAACTGATCACCGAAACTACCAGGACCTTGCAACGGGTAGAACATTGCCAACGGCGTGTAGTTGCCCGTCGGTGTGATTGCTGCCCAGTTCGGTTCCGTAGGATCCGCCGAACCAGCATCGACAGGAGTCAGGTAAGTGAACGTCCCATCGGTATACATCAACACAGCAGAATACAACGCACCATCACCGACTGCACGAATTGCCCAAAGGTTGTTGCCTTCCTTAAAGTAATCGAGCGCGCAATACTGGTCAAAGGAAATCGTTGCGTTTGGATTACCATAAGCATTCAGGTAATCATTCGGATCGGTGAAGTTCTGGGCAAAGATAGAGCCCTGAGCAGAAACAACAACCTGCGAGGCCACAGACGACGAAGTCGCCGCGATGACCTGAGACAGGTTAATTTCTGTCACGATAACTTTCGACCCTTGAAGTGGGGTTACACTACTCATGTTAGACCTCCTTTACAGCAGCTGTTGAGGACGTAGCTGTAGCCTTAACCTCAACGGAGCCGCTGGCCGGTGCTGCCACCTTAGGTGACGAACTCACAGGGTTTTGTGCAACTGGTTTCTGAAGGTCGAACACTCGAAGGTATTTCCCCTTCATTTCTTTCCAGTATGGATCAATCCTTGACCCTTCGGGAAGCGGCACTCCCTTGTTCTTAGGCATCAGTCGGAACGATGCTTTCTTACCATCTGCTTTGATGATACGAACCTGCAGCGCAGTAGGACCGACATTGCGAACGAGTTGAGTCATTCTTAACTCCTATACGTTATATGTCAAACGTTAATCCTCATGGTATAAAATTTAGTCTATTCAAAAGTAAACGTTTGGGTAGACACAACTTTTCCACTGGTCAAGGAAACAACCTGTCCGTTAGCCAACTTGATGCCTTCAGTAAGATTGATCTTGTTAACCTTGCCTTGCGTACCTAGTGTGGGTTCTGAGGTGTAACCGTGGATCACGGCATGAAGTACCACGTCATACTTCGTCTCAGCCTCTCCGATATTCTCACGTTGTGGAAACGGTACTGATTCATCCAACGTAATCTGAATACCAAAATTCATTCTGCCGTAGTTGATACTGAACTTCAGGTAACCGAATCTACGCGCCAATAGCCATCTACGTGCGAAGGCCATCACGGAACCTTGCTCAACTGAGTCCGACTTGTTGGTCACATAATTGACCTCGATGTCGAAATTGGTAGGCATTATCCTGACAGTGTTGACACTTGAATTAGAAGCGACATTCAACACCATACCACGGCGACCTAACGGGTGCGGATTGTAGCTATCATTGTTTGCTGATACTGACTGGATAGTAAACCATGCATAAGGGTATGTTAAGTCTTCACCCTGTGCGAAGATACGATCCAGGATCTTTGTCTTGTCGTTCTGATTGATGAATGCACACTTGCAGTTGAAGACCTGTTGAAATCTCTCCTGAAACCCTGCGCGGACCATTTCATCAATAGGGATGATCTTTGTCTGCGACATACAATGCCCCATAAGGAAAAAGCCCACGGCGGTTTACATGGACTTGAATTTATCCAAATAAATATGCTAGCAAACAAAAGGAAAGGCCTGGCGGCACTATCGCCACACAGGCCTTTTCAGGATCAACTTCTAATGTAAATCTACTACACTTACTTCTTCTTGGCAACAGCCTTGGGTTTGGTCATCGAGGCCAGCAGACGTTCGAACTTTGCCGAAGCAGCCAGAGGACCTTCATCTTCTGTTTCTTCTTCACCAATTGCTTCGTCTTCGACTTCTTCAGGTTCGCCTTCCGGCTCACCACCTTCAGCTTCTTCTGCACCCAGATCATCGAGGTCACCGACCAGACCTTCCAGGTCTGCGTCTTCTGCTTCCTCAGCAGCCTTGACTTTCATCTTAGCTTCGATCACTTTTGCTTGAGCTTGGTAACCAGCTTCACACGATGCTTCCAGAATACGAACTGCATGTGCGAACGACGGTTCCTTGGTTGCTTTGGTAAGCAGCTTTGCTGCCAACACTGGCTTACCCTGATGCAGCTTCACAGCTGCGGACAGGATAAAATCCAACGAGCGATTATAACGTTGCATACTACTCTCCTTAGATTTCTGGGTGGTTGCTCCTTTTGAAACAACCACCACCTGCCGTCATTAGACGCGGATGCCCTTCGAAACCGAAGTCGAGTTAGCCACGGCCATAGCCAGCGACTCGTACAGGACCCAGCCACGACCAGGAACGCGTTCGACTGCGATATCGATCGGCTGCGACTGCAGGCCACCACGATCCGAGTAGGCGCCGTGGTTCAGAGCATCGGAGATCACAAACAGTTCACCTTGGTTCAGCACCTTGTGTTCCGGGAAGCGATAAGCATCCGAAGTAATCGTGCAACCATACATAACGCCGAGCTCACCAGTCAACAGGAGTTCGTGACGTGCAACCGGGTCGATTGCCGTGTAGAATTCCGTGTTACCGACGATGTCTTGATAGATGTCGGTGGCGATGAGAACGTGCGGTGCCTTCAGACCCCAACGAGTCAAAGCAACTTGCAGTTGCATGAAGGTGTACGGGGTCAGTTGACCCGAGATGATTTGCAGCGGATTGTCCAGGCCAACCTGAGCATTCACCAGGTTATACCACAAACGGTCTTCCGTCACCATGATGGCTTCGGTAGCTTCCACATACTTCTCTTGCAGAACGTCGCCAGCGGACTGGTTCAGGTCATTCAGCGGAATATACGGACGCGAAACCAGTTGCAGTTCCGGCGGGGTCAACCATTTGTCCAGCGTGATTTGCGACTGGATTTGCGTCGGCGACGTCGAGTACGATGCCGTGACGTTCTTCAGACGAACCGGGAAGCGCGGAATCGAACCTTGCTCAACCGTAATCTTCGTCAGGTACTTACGTGCAAAACCTTGACGGTTACAGGTTTGGTACAGGCTGTCAGCCATACGTTCGCCGAGGACGCGATAAGCTTCCTTGTCGTTGAACGCTGCTTGAACCAGTTCTTTACGAACGTCTTGGAACTTCTCTGCCGATGCGAACACTTCATTCGCAACGATCTTGCCTTGCGAGGCAGCAGCAATAAACGCTGCCTGGCGACTAAACAGATCCTTCTTGCTCGACGCATTCAGTTCGCCATTACGGCCAACCATACGTTCACTCGAAGAACCATCTTTGTATTCGGTAGCTGCAACCATTGGCGTCTTGGAAGCGCGCACCTTAACCTTTTGACGGACCATTTGAAAACTCCTTATTCTTTGCTAATGTCAGTGTTGGGCTTAGGCGTTAGCCGAGAACTCAACAGCCAGGAACGGGTAGTATTCATTCGGGGCTGCAACAACGAATCCCGGGAACAACGTACCAGCGAGTGCGGCACCGCCACCACCAACCGGAGTACCAAGGGTCAGTTGACCATTAGCGCCCAGGATGATTTGTGTTGCAGCGCCTGCCGAAGCAGCTGCCCAATTCTGCGAAGCGTCGAATTGGTCCGTGTAAACAACACCACGAGTGATAACACCGATTTGACCAACCAAAGCACCCGAGTAACCACCAGGTTGAACGTTACCAACAATCGAAACTTCCTGGATAATCGAAGTCGCGAACTTGTAGGTTGCCGTAACCGTGTCACCGGTCGTCAGACCCGTAACCGTGGTCGAGCCCGCGGTCGTTTGGGTTGCACCAGTCAGAGTAACCGGAGTATTGGTCGTGTTGTCGAAAATGAACAACTGAACTTGTGCCGTACCAGAGCCGACCGGAACGAAGTTCAGGGAAATCTGACCCCCTGCAACCACGTACGTTTCAACGCTATTGGTGTAGTTCTCTTGGAACGGGTAAGCCGAAGTACCAGCAAAAGCAAAGCCAGCAAATACATCGGTAGCGGTACCAGTCGAAGGCGAAACACCTGCAGACGTGACACCGGCGGTACGCACCAGAGCCATACCTTCTGCGAACGAAGGATACGGCACCTGCGGCGTGCTCAAAACAGCCATTTCGATCGAGTTAACGATGCGAGTCAGGGGACGAGAGATCATCTAAACTTCTCCTTAATTTCTTTCCTAAGAATCCTTATAGTGAGGTGAATCGTTCTTTACGCGACTCACCCCGCTTACCATCAAATTACAAACCGTGAATTACGAGCGCCATGTTCCACTGAGGATCGCTTGAGCCGTCGGCGAATACGTACCAGCATTCACCTTGGTCTTACGTTG